TTAAGGTTGATGGTGACGATACTGGAACAGCTTCAGCCGCAAGTTACGGTAACTATGGTGGAAACGGCGTGCGGAACTATCACCCCAACGGAGCTAACGGGGTTACTATTCGCAACAATAAGGTCGAGCACATAGGACTCGACGGCCTAAAAATAGGTCACGCGGATAGTATTACAATTGAGAACAACGAGATCACGAACACTGGTGTTTCTGGCCAGCAGCAAGGAATCGATCTCGTTGGCTGCTATGACTTTATTATTCGCTACAACAACATCTATGACGGTGAAGACGGTCAGATGAATATCGGGCTGTTCGTGAAAGGTGGGTCACAGAACGGCGAAATCTATGGAAACATTATCTCGGACATTGTCCCGCCTAATGCAGCCATGGAGATCGGGGGCAGTACCGAGTGGTGGAACACTCGATATACGCTGGCTGAAGTAACTAATGCAAGTCTAAATACCGATATTCTGAGTCAGGAAGATGCCTCGAATGAAATAGATGAAGTGGGAGACTTTGCAGGGTCCGGTTCCTATGAGGCGGAGCACATGGCAGAGGCACGAAATATATTGGTGTATGCCAATGTTATAGTAAACTCTGATCCTGGAATAAGTCTACGTGGTGACTATAACAGCGTAATTGTTCAAAATACTTTGATCGACTGTGGGCAGACTCAAAAACCATTTAAGGTTTGGAATGACGGCAACTCAACTCACCCTTCAAATGGGGCAAAACTATATAATAATCTAATCTACAACGACACAGTAGACATTGGAGTACTACCACGATGCTACCAATTCAAGGATACGTCTTCCATCACAACGTCAGATTATAATTTCGCCTATTCCGATGGACAAACTTTAGCTTGGGACTCAGGTAGCGGACAGGATAGTCACAGTACTCTAAATACTGATCCGCAAATAAATGTAAGTTACCAACCTTCATCCGGGTCTTCACCCTTGGTTAATGCTGGCTATAATCTGTTGGATAATAATGTAATCGCTAAAACTATTACAGACTATGATGGTACCGAGTATCCTTCAGGGGAAGGTTATGATATTGGAGCTAACGAGTATGAGGTAACTTCGGATACTACAGATCCTACAATCACAGCCTTTGACCTTGACGCAACCTCATCATCTTTGAGTGTCCCTCTATCATTCACTTGCACCGACGAGACAGCTCTTCACGGAACGTCTTATTGTTCTACTGAAACAGATGACTCCGGTACATGCTCATGGCAAGCATCAATTAGTGCCTACACATTCGGTTCAGCAGGTGAACATACTCTTTATGGGTTTTGTCGTGACTTGGCTGGAAATATCAGCGATTCATCTAGTGACACAACTACAATTACTCTTCCGACAGTAACAAGTGTCATGACTATTGGGAGTGGAAGTACTAATTTTATAAAGGGAAGTGGAGATACAACGATACAGTTTCCTCAATAGGGAAAGGAACTATATGAAACGCTTAGTTATTCTATTCTTGTTACTATCATTAGGTGGCTGTATGACTGTTAATATTACAGCTAGAGAAGGTTCAACTGTAACAGTCAATCAAGATAAACCTGTTAGTACTACAGGTACTGCCACTATCCCATCAGTATCTAAGTAGTCAGATATTAATTGGTAATTAGTTATAAGACCATAAAATTATTAAACGGACTATACAATGGCACTAAAACAAGTCAGAATTGGCTCATTAGAAGACATCGGTCATTATGATGATGGAGATTTTTCTAAAGCTATCTCAGTTGAAGATCCTATAGAATGTACAGCGGCTCCAGTAGATCCTAATGATGTATTAAGATTAGGGGATATAGCAACTTCCATCATAGGCGTAATATACCCTATTGGAAGTATCTATATTTCAACCTTATCAACTAATCCAAATACTTTATTGGGGGTAGGTACATGGATTAGAGTTGCCGAAGCTCAATACTTGGTCGGTCTTAAAGCAGCCGATGCTGACTTCGGTGTAGTCGAAGCAACTGGTGGAAGTAAAACTCATACACATGCTGTTGACGTAGCGAGTACAATATCTAGTGCTCCAAGCGATAATACTTTAGTCGACAATAATGGTGATGGAACTACGATCAGTGTAGCTACCGGTCTTGCTACTCACACGGTAGATCCAGCGTCTGTAAACTCAGGTGATAATGATAACTTACCTCCATTCTATGTACTTTATATTTGGAAGAGGACAGCATAATGCCATACATAGTGAGCGGAGAACCTTCGAGCTGGAAAGATAATATCTATGTCAAGGATAAATATGACTATGATTATCCTGATGGACTAGATCTCAGACCTGATAGTGACTTCCACAATGAGTTGCGATCGAAGATCTGGGAACGGGCTAGAGTATCCAGAAATGAGATCTCTAAGCGCTTTGATTCTTGGCGTGAGATTGACAAGACACTAACAACCTATGTCGACCTCTCAAATACCAAGGAAGATGAAGAGGAAGAGATTAAACTCAAAGACCCTACGAAACCTCTAACTATTGTCTTCCCTTATTCCTACTCAATGCTCGAAGCGTTGTTAACTTACCTATCAATGGCTTTCTTCCAAGACCCTATGTTTCAATATGAGGGTGTTGAAGATGATGATGTTCAAGGTGCTATGTTGATGGAGTTAGTTATTCGTCTTCATTGTATTAAGAATAAAGTTCCCTTAAATATTCATACAGCTCTCCGTGATGCAATTGGTTATGGAGTGGGAGTCGCGATCCCTGAATGGCGTAAGCAGTACGGCAGAAAGCCTATTAAATCGCAGATCATTACGCAATCTGACCTAGGTGAAAATATACAAAATCAAGTTACTTACATCGACTCTTTACTATTTGAAGGTAATGCTCTAAGCAATATCGATCCTTACATGTGGCTCCCTGATCCTTCAGTATCTAGTGATAATATTCAAAAAGGAGAATTCTTCGGCTGGATAGAACGAGACAGCTTTGTCAATCTATTAAGTGAGGAAGGTCACTCAGATGGAAGAATGTTTAATGTGAAGTATCTGGAGGCTAGAAAGAATAAGAGATCCTCGTTAGCACTTGATGAGAGTAGTAGGAATGAGAAGTTTGGTGGGTCTAACACATCAATTACTTCCTCAACTACTGTACTATCTCCAGTTGATCGTATTAGGATGTACGTTAATCTAATTCCAAAAGAGTGGAAATTATCACAGAGTGAAGTGCCTGAAAAGTGGTACTTCGAATTAGCCTCTGACGATGTGATTATAGCTTGTGAGCAGGCTGACCACAATCATGGGATGTATCCTGCAGCCGTAGCCAGTCCAGAATACGATGGCTATTCAATAACTCCTATTGGTCGGCTAGAAGTGTTATATGGACTACAACATACATTAGACTTCCTCTTCAACTCACACATAGCTAATGTACGTAAGGCTATCAATGACATGCTTATTGTTGATCCTTACTTAGTCAATATTAACGATTTGAAATCTCCGCAGCCTGGCAAATTGATAAGGTTGCGTAGGCCTGCTTGGGGAAGGGGAGTTGATAAGGTTGTTCAACAACTCCAAGTTAATGACATAACTCGTCTGAATATCAGTGATAGCTCTTATATTACTCAGTGGATGGATCGTATCTCTGGCGCTGATCAATCAATGCAGGGTGCACTGAGACAAGGTGGTCCTGAAAGATTAACAGGCGCTGAGTTCCAAGGCACTCGTGGATCGGCTGTTAGTCGTCTCCAACGAATTGCTATGATTATCGGCTTACAGTTTATGCAAGACATTGGTACTATGTTTGCAGTCCATGCTCAGCAATATATGAGCCAGGCATCCTTTGTTCAAATAACTGGACGTAATGCTGACCAGATGAAAGCCATCTTCGGAGCCAATCGAGCGAGAGCCAATCCCGAAGATATTATGGTAAACTACGATTTGATTGTTAGGGATGGTTCAATCCCTGGTGGTAATTTCTCCAATGCTTGGATTGATCTATTCAAAACCATAGGTACTTCTCCTGAGCTCTCACAACAGTTTGATGTGACTCGTATCTTCATGTATATTGCGAGTCAGCTTGGAGCAAAGAATGTTGAGGACTTTCGACGCAACATGAACAATATACAGACTAAAGTACTACCTGATGAAACAGTGCAGGATCAGGTAAGGGCTGGTAACTTTGTTCCGACTGGAGTAAGATAATGAAAGAAATAAAAGTAAATGCTACCAAGAGTGAAATTGAAGAGTTCAAGAAATCCCCTCTTTGGTATGATATTCTTAGGGAATTGAATTCTTGGAAACGAGGATTTAATCAGGAGATGGAAGCCATAGTTGACGACGCTGCTACAAGCAATCCTTCGACTGCATCTGTCTTACTACACATGGGAGATATTAATGGTAGACAGAAAGCTGTCGACTACATGATTGGTATTCCTGATATGTTTCTAAGCCTATTGGAGGATGAAAAATATGGACGCGACAAAACCAACTGATGTAGATTTAATTAGTACTCATGCAGAGTATATAAGAGAGGTTAGGGCAACTGTTAATGCCTTATC